TGCTTGAGAGTTTGTAAGAGTCGCGTTAATTTTATCACCAGTGATTTTAACACAACCAGTAAGACATCTAATGTTCAGGGAAGGACAGGAACCACTACTTGGAACTGTGAGACCTTCGTAATTTAGAACGAACTTGTGTTTAGTAGGATACGCCATCGTAATCCAACGACCAACAACATTAGCATCGTTTTCTAACCCGTGTTCAAGTTTAGTGGCGGAACCACCGACATTAAAAAATGTTGGAAGAAATAATAAAGAATTACCAGGCCCGTTAGTAACAGACCCGACGTTTGTTTGGAGAGATTGAGGACTTGGAGTGTTGACTTCAATTGATTTAACTTCTCCATTGTATTTTGAGAGATAGTTCTTTCGAGGGCCGGTTCCACGACCGAATCGTCTTGCGTTCTTTGCTCGCATGGTTCGGATTCGTGCTTTACGGCTGGCTCGGTTTCTTGCGTAGGATATTGACTTTCCATGTTTCTTAGGCATTTATAACTTATACGGATATTTTTTTTAAATATTGAACGCGTTTAAAAATCTAAATTTGAAAGTTGATATATCTTATAGATCATAAAAATGGAGAATAAAGGAGTAGCTAATTTGAATACCGACACTGATGTGCCCAATAGTGCCAATAGTGCCGGCGGGGGGGTAATACTAAAACCCCCCGTCAAACAAGGAAATCCAAGGAAAAATTGGTGTTTTACATTAAATAATTATACAGAAAATGAATTTAGTGCCATGTGCCATGATTTAGAAGAATTAGGTGAATTTATTATCGGAAAAGAAATTGGGAAAGAAGGAACTCCACATTTACAAGGTTTTGTATCTTGTAAAATTAAGAAAAGATTTGAACAGATTAAAAAGATTAATAACAGGATCCATCTCGAAAAGTCTCGTGGGACTAAAAAACAGAATTATGAATATTGTAGCAAGGAAGGCAACTTCATCAGCAATATTGAGTTTGAACCGGAAACTCATGTATATGCTAAGATGACGTATGATATGCTTCGTAATAACCAAAAAGAAATCGTTGATCTTTTCGATAATGATGAAGATCCATTATTTGGGAGGAAAGTGCATTGGTTCTTTGAACTCAATGGAAACTGGGGAAAATCAGTAGTGTGTAAATACCTTGTTGATAATCGTGAGGCGCTTATTGTCCAAGGAAAGAATAATGACATATTATATGCTGTCCAGCAATACATCCAGATTCAGAAGAAATCTCCCAAGATCGTTGTATTTGACTGCCCAAGATGTAATCAAGGTCATGTAAGTTTTCAGGCGATTGAAAGCATTAAGAACGGTTGCTTATTCTCCGGAAAATATGAGGGAGGTATGTTGCGATTCGATTCGCCACATGTTATTGTATTTAGTAATGAACATCCAGCAGGTGATGAATTATCATTAGATCGGTGGGTAATCAGGGAATTAGAATAGATATAAAACTCCTTCGTCGCGACAAGAACCAGTTATTCGCTTTCACCTCATATCCGTGCTTTTTATATCTTAGACTTCTTTTAAAAAATCAGTGGGACAAAACATTTGATTATTAGTTTGGGGCGCTGCCGCTTCCTTCGGCCCCATCCTTTCGACTTCGTCTTCACGTATCGCCCGCGCGTTCATGTCTCCCCTGTTCGGGGACATTCTCACCTTTCGCTCTTCTCTTTTTTTGTTTTTATTTTATCCAAGGGTGGGTATCAGGTTTTTCATATTTGTGAGTGGGCCCAAGGGTGGGTATCACGTTTTTTTTTTATTTTATTTTATCCAAGGGTGGGTATCAGGATACAATTGAAAATTAAAATTTTCAATTGTCTCTATACCATGACTTTGAGTTATCAGTAATTATGACTTCGCCCATAGTGCTCTCTAATTCGGGGCACATGAATAATGTGAACGGAACCCAAATATTGTTCGGGACGAGTCCATCAGGAGCGCCACGATCGTCTTCTACAGGTTCGAGACGTGTCTTAAACCGAGGATGAGGATAAGAAACAGTTACTTGACTGTCCGGGGTCAAGATCGTTGAAGCATCAACTTGAAATGAGATAAATTGAGAGTTTTTAGGACGAATTTTAAAGTTTTTGTAGATCTTAATATTTCTATTTAATTGCTTGAAAGATAAGTGATCAGCATCATATCCAGATTCATATAATTCAGCGAGGACTGCACTCCGGATCGCCGTTCGCCATCCTGCTTGAGAGTTTGTAAGAGTCGCGTTAATTTTATCACCAGTGATTTTAACACAACCAGTAAGACATCTAATGTTCAGGGAAGGACAGGAACCACTACTTGGAACTGTGAGACCTTCGTAATT